TAGAAAAACAGCAATTTGTAGTTAGTCCAAATGATGTAGAAATAATTTCAAAAGGTAGTACAATACTTTTAAAATTTAATAAAAGTTTTACAATGGGAGAAGGTAGAGAAGGAACTCGTAAAGACGGTAGAAAATTTATAGACCCAGACAGACATTATAGAGCGCAAAAAGAAGTAATAGATGAAATAGCAAGACAAACTGCTATAAATCTAGAAAACGATAGCTCATTTGTCGGAGAGAATCAAAAACGTTTAGCAAGCACTGGGGAAGATTCTTTTGGAACTATTGACAAAGATGCCGATGAATTTAAAAAAGGAGCTAGACGAGGTAGTAGATTACACACTGGGGACTTTAAAGCTGGTGGTGCAAACGATAGAACATATAAAAGAAATGACTCAACAGTAAAAATGGTACATTTCTTAGAAAAAATGCAAAGCAAAGATTTTCAAGGTATGTTTGAGTATGGTGGAAACAGAAATGGAACACGATATAGTGCAGATGCTGTTCAAACTATAGCAAAAGAAGTAAATGAAAAATTTAATGCAGCTTATTCCTTAGAGGGGTTTAGTGAAATTGATTTATTTAATGATAACTTTGCTGAAAAAGATTTAAAAATAAAAATTGTATTTGGTTTAGGGTCAGATAATAGATTAGCTAATGCAGCTGACTCAGGAAAATATGAGAAAGGCGATAAAAGATTAGATGGATTCTTTGCACAACTAGAGCAAGATTTATTGGAAAAATTCGCAAGAGATGCCGAAAAAACAGCTTCTTTATCTATAGCAGAAATGATGGAAAGAGGGGTATTTGCAAAAGTACCAAAAGCCATGAAAACTGCAAGTGGCATGCCAGACATGAGATTTAAAATCAATAAAAAACTGGTTAAAGAAGCAAAGTATAAAGAAAAAGAAAGAACAAGAGCAAGAACAAAACAAATACAAAAAGAAAAGTCTAAAACTATACGAAAGTTTGGCGGAAAAACTAAAAAGACACCAATGAAAACAACGGAGTCAATGAAAACCGCAGACAATCCTTTAGCATTAGAAGCTTTATTAAATGCATCTTTACCAGAGGTAGTTGCAAGTAAAATGACAAGTCCTGCACTAAATTATAGAACAGGAAGATTTGCACAAAGTGTAGAAGCAGAAGATGTCATGGTTGGGCCAAGAGGTGGTTTACAAGTAAACTATACTTATATGAAGAATCCTTATCAAACATTTGAACCAGGATTTAGACAAGGAAGTACATATAGAGACCCAAGAAAAATTATTGGAGAATCTATAAGAGAAATAGCACAGAGTATTATAGGAGAAAGATTTCTCAAAGTTAGGAGAGTATAATGGAATCGGGATTAGCAAGAAGATATTCGACGCGTCGCAGAGCCATTGTAGAAGCACTAGCTCTGAAACTGGAGAATATAAATGGGCAAGCTCCTTTTAGGTCGTCAGTCGCTAAAGTAGAAAGGCGATTGAAATTCTGGGATGAAGTATCAGAGTTCCCTACAGTTCATGTAGGAGCAGGTAATGAAACTAGAGAATATGACGGCGGAGGATTTAGATTTAGATTTTTAAGATTAACAATTCGTTGCTATGTGTCAGACGATGATGATGTCATCGAAGCACTAGAAGAGTTGTTAGAAGATGTTGAAACAGTGTTAGAGGACAATGACCCTCTTACATATTACGATTCAACGGGAGCGTCTCAGACTACTGTACAGACAACAATCGGAGCAGTAGCAACAGACGAAGGTGTATTAGAACCTCTCGGTGTCGGCGAGATAACCGTAGAGATTCGATATTAAATAGGAGAAAATAATGGCATTTTTCTTTAATAGAGATACCAAAGTATTTATGGAGTGGAGCTATGATGGAGCCTCTGCTAACACAGCTCTTTTTGAGATTCCTGTGTTAGATGGTTTTTCATTCTCACAAGGCACAAATACTTCTGAAGTTACTCTAAATGAAGCAGCCAATTCAACAGGTTATAGCAAAAGAGGTAGAGCAATGTTTACTGATTCTTTTGCACCTGCAGAATGGAGTTTCTCTACTTACATGAGACCTACTCTGTCAACCAGCGGAACTGCTGGAGCAAGTGGAAACCATGCAGGTGGTAGTAATGAAGTATTCGCAGTAGAAGGTCCTTTATGGGCATCTATGTCAGCAAATACTTATGACAGAGCCATCGGAAGTAGTGGAACAGGAGACTTTGCAAATAATGCTGCAACTTACGAGCCAAAGCATTTTGATTGGGGTAACTCCAACCAAGTAACACTTGGAACATTTAATATGTACTTTGTGCTTGGTGCTGCTAAAGATAACTCAACAGGTGTCTATGAAACAGGTCAAGACGGTGTAACAGTTTACAAATTGGTAGATTGTTCTACAGGTACAGCGTCTATTGATTTTGACATTGATGGAATCGCACAGATTGCATGGTCAGGTCAAGCAAAAAATATTGATGAAGTATTAGCAATTAATACAGGAACATCCGCTAGCACTTACGCTAACGGTGATGCATTAGCTACTACTACAACATTAGGTCTAATTAGACAAGGGGTAGACTCTACTTCTAACTTTATTAGACAAAAATTAACAAACCTAGCATTAACTTTTGATATAAGTGACGCTACAGGTACAGTAAATAACTCAGCACTTGATGTAGCTGCTGACGGAACTACTGATACAGATTATGGTAGTAACATCACTTTAACAGGTGGTAATATTACTATTGAAAATAATCTAAGTTATCTAACACCTGAAACACTTGGTCAAGTTAATTTACCACTAGGACATGTGATGGGAACTAGAACAGTATCCGGTAACTTTACTTGTTACTTAAATGATACTGCAAACGGTTCAAGAGATTTATTTGAGAGACTACAAGAATCAAGAGGCGTTATCACAAATAACTTCGACCTTAAATTTAGCATAGGTGGAAGTAGTGAAGCAAATCATTGTAATGTTCATGTAGCAAACGCTCATTTAGAATTACCAACACACAGTTTTGAAGATGTAATATCAGTCGATGTCAATTTCCATGGCTTATCAACAGATTTATCTTCATCAACAGCAGCAGACGCAACAAACGAAGTTGCAGTAACATACGCAGCTGGCTAAAATTAATTAAACTCGGGAGGCTTCGGCCTCCCACTTTATAGGAAAATTATGGAAGAAAAGAAAGTAAAACAACCAGTATCACTAAAGAGTTTGTTAACTCCAAGCAAGACAGTAGGAATCGAATTTCCAGGAATGGATGGTTTCGAAGTCAAACTAACATACTTAGCAAGAGAAGAATTGCTAAAACTTAGAAACAGAAGTGTAAAACAAGTTCTAAATAAAAGGACTAGGGCTTATGAAGAACAGCTTGATAATGACAAATTCTTAGTAGAATATGCTAAGGCAGTTGTAAAAGGCTGGAAAGGATTAAAGTATTCTTACTTAGAAGAGCTTCTATTAGTAGATACTAGCGATGTAGACCCTAATGATGAACTTGATTACTCAGAAGAAAACGCAGAGATTTTATTAAAAAATTCAGGCGATTTTGATAATTGGGTTTCTGATATGTTAGGTGATTTGGAAAATTTTACGAAGAGCAAGTAAAAGAAATACTTGCTCTATTAAAAAGACAATATTCTGATAAGAGTATTGACCTAGACAAATACCTCGCTATATGTGAGCAGTTAGGACAAGAACCTGACCCTGAAAAAATGCCACCTGCTATGGATATGTATCCATTTGAAGTGCAGATGGCATTTTTCATACATGGACTACTACAAGACACATGGGATGGAATGAGTGGTTACTACATGGGCAAGAACATGTCAGGACTTGGAGAACTGCTAGACATCTATGAAGTAGAAGATAAAAAGACAGTAGTGTTTTTTCTAAAACACATTGATTCACAAAAAGCAACTTCTATAAATGAAGAAGTAAGGCGTAAGTCGAAAGAGGCTTCGAGAAAAGCAAAAAGGTAATGGCAGGAAAAAAGAAATCAGGTGGTCAGGTAGACTTTAAGGTAACCGCTAGTGGGTTAAATAAAGTTGAAAAAGACGCTAAAAAAGCCGGTTCAGGCTTTAATACATTAGATAAAAACGCCAGGTCGGCAGATAGAGGTATGAAAGGTGCCTCTCAAATGTCATCTAATGCTACTAAAAATTTCAGTAAAATGTCACAAGGTATCTCTGGAGGCCTTGTTCCCGCATATGCTACTTTAGCAGCCCAATTATTTGCTCTCGATGCTCTATTCAGATTTTTAAAAGACGCCGCTGACTTTAGAGTACTAGCACAAGGTCAAGAAGCTTTTGCAGCTACTACGGGTAGAGCAATGAAAACTATTGCCCGTGAAATACAAGCAGCTACAGCTGCTCAAATAACATTCAAAGAAGCGTCCCAGGCAGCTGCTATAGGATTAGCGGCGGGACTATCACCACAGCAAATGAAAGAGCTTGGTGAAGCTGCCAAAGTAATTTCTGTTGCACTCGGTCGAGATGTAACTGATTCATTTAACCGTCTTGTTCGTGGTGTCACCAAAGCGGAACCTGAACTCTTGGACGAACTCGGTATTATACTAAGATTAGAAGAAGCTTCTGTTAGATATGCTTCTGCTTTAGGTCTTAATAAAAACCAACTTACCACTTTTCAAAAATCTCAAGCTGTTGCAAATGAAGTTCTTCGTCAATCAGAAGAGCGATACGGAGCTATTGCAGAAATGCTTGGAGATGACAGTGTTAATCAGCTTAATAAATTATCAGTAGCTTTTGACGAAGTACTAAATAGATTTAGAAACTTTATTGGACCAATTGCTGAATTCTTCGGAACTTTCTTAGTAAACAATATTGAGTCAGCAACCGCAGCTATGGGTATATTTGCAGCTAGTATTACTGGAGGGTTATTAAGACAGGCAATACCAACAATTGATACTAGAGGTGCTGCTAGTCAAGTACAAGAAAATTTAGGAAACTTACTATTAGAAGGGGACACCGATGCTTCA